CAAAGTGAAACTATTGTAAGTAGCCAGTACGGAATTGGTATAGTCATTATCCTGAAGTGATGCCTGAATGATTCGCTCCATGATGCTTATCACATAGGCATCATCGGCATTCAATTGTGGCAACTGAAACTTCCTTTGATTTTCATAGGGATTAGCCGGTGCAGGGAATCTCTCAATCTCGTTGCCATCAAGTCTCCAGTCCTTTCCTCTGGCAAGTCCAGAAGTGGCAACCAGTGACAATGGATCAAAAGAATAGGTAATCGGAAAGAAGGCAGAGCCATTGAGATTTATTACCTCTAATGCCTCTTTTACCTTCGACTCCTCTGCAATCAATGGAGCATCGAATGTTCCAGTGTATGCACCAGGCGTAAACCCTGCATAAATACCAGATGCAGTAATGACTTTATTACTAACATTGGCTAAACCAAATATCCAAACCTCCTGAGATGGGTCTACCTTATAAAGATTTAAATCCCTTATGTAAAAGTTATAGATATAGTCAGTTCCAGATATTACAATGTTAGAAACTATGGTATAGTTGCCATAGTACGGATAGGCATTATATTGGTCAATAAATGTCCTTAGACTTAACTTCAACTGAGGAAGTGTAGTTACCCCGACTGTTACCCATGTTGGCAACGCAGCAGTTACTGCTAAATAAATCTCATTAAGCAAATCAGAGGCAATCTGATTGTCAGGATAAAATCCGGTGTTCCATCCGGTTTCCCATCGGTAAAATGGATGTGGATTAAGCATAGAAATAGAATGGCTCTAAAACTTCGCCTACTACCTCCCAAGGATTTTGTTTGGCAAAGTCAGCAGGAAGTACCTGGCACAATTCTGCATAGCTAAGAGGAGTAAAGTCAAACTCTACTTCCCTACTCAGCAACTCCTTGTGTGCCTTCTTGAATGCCCTTTCACCATCGGCAGTAAATTCATAGTTGCCTTGGGCATCTCTGGTAATCTTATTGTTTTCCTTATTGCAATGCTCAATTCTTAAATCATCAATATCCTCTGTCAATTGCTCAAGAATAGGCTGCAACTTTTTAGCAAGTTTACCCAATTGAATTACCGGAGCATAGTCATCTACTTCTGGCAGTGACTTGACACCATCATTAAAGTTTTTAAGAATTATTGCCTTTTTATAGGTTATCATAAGTATTAATTGAATCTGCCTTCTTGGTCTGCTTGCTGAATCTTGGCAATTACTAAATCCTGAATAATTACTTGCTCATCAAGCATAGCCATATACATTTCAAACTCCTCCCCAACGGCAGTTAGATTAACAATCTTCGGAGGAATGATGTCAATAGGCAAATCATTCTGGTCAAAGTAATTTACTTGAGTCATCAGATTGATACACTCTCCTGTGAATGGTAGCGCATTGATTTGCAAGGCTGCCATTGTTGCCGTCCTCTTAAAGCCATACACAGGCTCATTGCTGATGGGTACTATGATGTTGTAGTTGCTCATATTGTTATGCTAATATACCTGTGTTTACAAGTGCTGCTGCTATCTGCGCAATTGTATATCCTCCATAAGTATCGGTGGTGGTTACTGTTGTTCCCGCCCCGCCTACACGGGCAGCACCCGTTATTGCAGTGGTCGGCTGAACTATTGGAGTTTTATTCCAGAAAGCTATTTTCTGATTCGTTGCTGTGCCTATCTTAGTTCCGGTTGTGGCGTTTACAGCAATATTTACAGCATCGGCAAGTGTTAATGCAGAGGAATCGATTGCTGCTCTTACGGTGGTTGAGCCATTTGTATAAAATTTAATGGCGTTAGGAGTTGTTATCCAAAGGTTTCCTCCAGCAGACGAGCCATCTACGCCAAATCCGTTGTCTAAAGTTGTGTGCGAATACAACACAATTTTTGTGCCTGCCGAGCGAGTGCCGCTTGTTAATGCCGGGTCTCCAAAATTGCCAGCCCCAAAGCTAATCCATTGATAGGTAGTGCCATTTATTAACATCTGCGGTATTGTTGCTGCTCCTGTTGCAGTTAGATTTAAGCCGCGAACTGTTGATGCATACCTAAATGCTCCTGCAATTGCTGTACTGCTGTCTGGATAGAAACCAACGCTATTTGGACTTGAAATCCATAAATTACCTCCGGATGCGCCTCCGTCTGCACCAATCGCATTGTCTGTGGTAGTTGGACCTATATTTGGATATATAACTATTTTAGTTCCTGCACTTCTTGTTCCAGTGGCTGGAATGGCAAGTCCATTTACTCCAAAATTTATCCAGTTCATTGTGCTTCCAGAAAAAGCCACTTGAGCTGTTGTTGTACTTCCTGCCCCTGTTATGCTTATGGCAGTTCCTGTGGATGCAGGTAAATTAAAAGTTTTAGTTCCTCCTCCAATTGTTTGCGCCACTGTACTAATCATACCAGGAACTGTATTACTTGCTGGTCCAAATGTTATTACTGAACCGGCTATGCTTGCTCCATTTGTTTGAGGAGATGCGCTGAATGCACCAACTGTACTAACTCCAGTAGTTGTTCCGGATGTCCATTGTAAAGTGCCACCACTTCCTGTTGATTGTAGGTATTGCGCACCTACTGATGCAGCAGGAGGCATTGTAATAGTATATGAGGAAGATGTAGTTCCTGATTGCAAAGTCAATGTATTAGCATTGGTTGCATTATGAAGTACAATTGTTCCAGTAGTTGCAGAAGCATCACCTATGGTAACACTTGAAGTAGATGTAAGACTACTAAATGAGGCAGGATTTGCAAGCAATGCCACTGTGCCAGATAGGTCTGGGAAAGTATAAATCAGGTCGCTTGTAGCATTAAACTGAAATGCACTTGTGTATGTGTCCTGCTCAAACCTAAAACCAACCTGCTTTGGTGACTTGTCAACCCAGAAAGTAATATAATCAACCAATCCAGATGGAGGACTGGCATTGATTGTGTGCATATGGAAATGCCCATTGCCAACACTTTGACCAATTCTTGGATTTTTTATGGTAAGGACATTGTTAATGTCATCCCAAGTCAAATCGCTTACACCACCAAAAGCAGTACCTCCGTTATTGTACTGAATTTCAGTATCTGCTCCACCTGGCATAGTGCCTGGTGAAGTATTATCTATTGTGAAGTTTGGGTAAGTACCAGTTATGCCTATGCCAGTTCCGGCAGTTAAGGCAACTACCTGATCTGGTGCAGTATTTGTAACCGTGTTACTGGCAATGCTTATGCCTGTTCCTGCACTCAAAACATCCTGCTTACCATTGAATGTAGTCCAGTCTGCACTATCCAGAAAGCCATCAGTAGTACCATTAGCCTGTGGTATGCTTATATCAGGCGCAGAACCACCAGATGATGCTAGAGGCGCAGTAGCAGTTACTGCGGTCACTGTTCCACCTCCACCACCTCCTGCAATCGGGAAGTAGCCTACTACCCTCCAATTTCCAGAACCCTCACTCACTATCATGCAGCAGTCATTGGCAGCAGTAGTAATGTTGGCAGTACCTGGAAGAATCAGTGATGTGGCATTATATGTCAAAGTGCAGACACCATCAAAGACAAGGACAAACCTTGCTCCGGCAGTGACTGTACCAAAGGAACTGATTGTGGCTGCTCCAGTGATGTGCAAGAAGTTTCCAGTAGCAGAACTAAGATCAACAGTAGATGATGCAGCCAAGGCACTTCCCTCTGCCTCATAGATGGCATTCTCAAGTGTTGACTTGTCCTTCTGAGTGATAAAGGAATCAATCCCATTGGTTATCCACTGCCTTAAATCAGCAGGGGAAATCAGTTGGGATGTATTGTCCGGGAAATTGCTTTGGCTTGTAGCCTGTAATTGACTTCTATTCTGGTTAGCCATGTTTACCCATTGTCATATCCATCATCAAATCCTGCATCGAATGCTCCACCCAAGGCAGAATCTAAATTAGACATTAGTAAGGTGAAATTGGTTGTACCACCGGAGGCATCTTCTGGCTGATTGGTCGCATTGGTGATGAATCCCTCAATGACCAGACTTCCAGAAGTGAGCCGAACCTTCCGGTATTGCTCATCTTGGCTCAAAGTTAAGAAATCGCACAGACTTTGTGGATAACTAAAATTGACTTCAATGGGTTTGAATAAATAATCTTTGTAGGCATCAGCCAGAATCAGAGGAGAGATAGGATAGTTCTCATTTACTGCCTGACTTGGTAAAGCAAACATCTCACAAATCACATAGCCAGGGTCAACTGAACTAACAAAGGTTGTCTGGTACTGCCCAACCTGGTAACGCAGATTAGGATATGGATAGGCAACAGTCAGTGGCACTCCATAGGTATGCATACCTAAGACCTTCCACCAGCGATAGGCAACCCTTGCAGGAGTGTGGTAGATATTGTAAAGTCCATCCAGAAAGCCACTATTGTTTCCAGAAACATCCGAACTCAAGCTCACTGTGCCTGGTAAGAATACAATTGAGCCAGTCTCATCCGGTAGAGCATACTCTGATGTTTCAATTGGATTGATGGTCAGGTCATCATTATTGAGCCAGATAATGAATATGTCATAGTCATTAGGTCTGTCTGATGTCGCTCCTCCATAAGTAATGTCTGACATCCTACGGTAAAACTCAATGCACATCCCTTCTGCTATAATTTCAGACCTCAAGTCTTCTTTAGCAGAAGAGCCTTCATTCATTGCTTTGTTTGGCACAAAGTAATTGCGGTCAGTATGCACAGCATAAGTACCAGTTAGCTGAATGTTCTTCCACTTGTCGGTATAGCCAAGGGTAAAGTTGTTTTTAAGAATATCGACCTTGGCTATTTGGTCTATCTCTCCGACATTGGCAAAGGTCTGGCTAAGTAAGTTCTGGTAGAAGTACTCTCTTGGCTCAACTCTGATTTTCCACTCTGACCCAGTCCATTCAAATGCCCATCCAAGGCAGAAGATTTTATCCAGATTGTCAAAGCTAAACTTCCAAGATGTCTTTAGCTGCTCATATCCTGATGTATCAGCAGAACCTCTTATTCTTAGTCCATTGGTTAGGGCATTATTCCAGTAGCAACCACCACCAGTTTCACTGAAGGTATCTGATAGCAGCTTATTGTTGCTACCAGTCATAATATAGATTGCACGGTTTAGCCATTCTTCAATGGTTAGTACATCACAAAGAGAAGCAAATTGAGAATTGCTTTTTTCAGTCAACTTAAAGCTGACAATATCAATTGTGACATCAGAATTGAATGGATTGCCAAGATAGCTTGCATAAACTAAAAGATTAAGCTTGATACCTGGGTTTACACAAAGCTGAACATTGGTAAAGCTAATGTTATAGGTTTGAACTCCTGGTCCTTGAGTTGTATTTAAAATATATGTTGGAGTGCCAGGAACATTCCCATTAAAGTCTAAAAAATATACTTGAACATCAACAGTGTTTGTTGGATGATTATTTTGAACTGTTAATTCAAAGCTTCCAGTAGCATCTACACACCTTGCAAATCCTCCATTATTGACAAAAAATGGACTTGATCCCCATGTTGCTGGCTGAATAAAAGTCAAGTCAGTGTTAAAGGTAGAGCCATACTGTTCCTTAAAGTCAGATGTTGTATAGTAAATTGGAACAATTACATCCTGATTATTAGCCTGACTGTGAGTCCTTACACTATATGACTTTGCAAATGCCTCTAAATAAAGTTCTTGCTTGTGCATCCGAATATTTCGGAAAGTCAGTGCCGAAATAGTGTCATCATTCAAGTCCTTTGTGCCATTCAGGTCAATCTCCACATCCTGCCTTGACTTGAATTGCTCCCTAAACTCATCATCAATGATGCCTACGGTAATCTCCCATGAATCCGTGTCGCACACATTATGCTCCTGGTAGATTGCCATGTTCAGGAATCCCTGAAATTCATAAGGCGCATTGTTATAGCCTACATCAGAGGTGATGGTAATGGCAATAGGCTGATTGATAAAGTATTGGTCAAAGATTGACTTGATATACCTTGCTCCTCGCTCATAGAACTTAACCTCAGTACTGAATGGCTGATCTATGCCATGCGATTCCATTCTGACTGCTGTGAACTCCACGGCATCCCAGCCAATCGGTTCTTCAACCTCAATGCCATCAAGGTAAAACTTCCAGTTTGCCATTAGTTCTTTATTCCAAATCTATTGTTAAGAATCTTAGTGCTGCGCCTTGGAGTCCTGATGTACTTCTCAAAGCCTTTTTCATCCATGCTTAGCTGAGTGATTGGTAGACCTTTTAGAATGCTTCCAAGCTCATCCAATTTGCCCACAACTGGAGAGGCTGTGCTGCTGCTTCTGTTGGCATAGTGGTTAGCCAGGAACAACTCCTGCCTACTCAGTGCATGGTTAGGTATTACTTGAGAGCCTTTTGGAAGGTCAACCAGAGTAGCAGTAGGAGGAGTGAAGTAGACCTTGCCTGATTCAGTGACAACCTTTTCAACTCCTCTCTCACCGACAATTGCCTTACCTCCTTTGAATGGCTTGCCCTTAGTACCTTCTGCAAATTCTGGTACTGGTTGAGCCATTATAAAGCCAATCTGGGCAGCTGCAATACCTGCTGATAAGGCTGCAAGTGGAGCAGTTAAAGGATTTGCACTATACTTTACAAGTTGTTGACCTAATTCAAATATAATATTTGCAATTGCAGCAGCTTGTTGTGCTTTAAATTGCTTGATATTTATTTCCTTTTCCTTCTCTGCTTTCTTTTGATTTAACTCATCAATCTTCTGCTGATTGCCATCAGCTAACTTTATCTCTTGGTCATATCTTTTCTGGAGCAAGGTCATCTCATTACTAAGGTTAGCCTGATAAAGATTGAATGCGCCATTGACAAGTGTTGAACCTAATTCAATAGCTTTTTCACGGATTGCTAATTTCTCTTCTTCTTCTCTTTTTGCTCTTTCAATTCGTTCTTTAGCAAACTTTTCATCTAAATCATTTAACTTTTCTTGAAGTTTTATTTCTAATTGTTCCTTTTCAAAATTGGTTTTTGCTGTTCTATCAACACTTTCCTTTTGAGCCTTTGCCCTTTCTTCATCATTTTTCTTATATTCCATCCGCATTTTGTTAATGGAATCTAAAGTACTTTGAGTTTCTTCCTTTAATCCTCGGATGGTTTCAACTTTATTTAGTTCTCTTTGAAGTCTGGTTTTTTCTATTCCATCAATAGCTGCCTGTACACCTAAATCAGAATATTTGACCTGTAAATCATAAACATCTTTTAGATATTTTTCCTCTGCCTTATATTCTTCTCTAAGGATATCAGCTTTTTTCGTAAAGTTTATTTTTATTCTAAGATTAGCTAATTCTTTTTCCAATTGTAAAAGCCTAAGTCTTTCTTGATATTCTTTCGCTAACTCCTTAGGGTCAATATTTAATTGATTAACCTTTTCTTTTTTATTTATTAGTTCATCAAGTGCTTTAAGTTCACCTTGATATTTTGCTGTTCTAAGTCCTATTGCTTCTATTTCATCCTCAATAGCTCTTATATTAGCTCTCATTACTTGCCTTCCGTATAGCCGGAATGGACTTGACTCTTCTAGTTCTTTTTTCTGTGCTTTGAGTCTTTGATTTGCTCCATCAATTTCAGCCTTAGTTAATTCAATCTGATTTTGGATCGCAATTTTTACTTTTTCTTTTCTAGCTTTATCATAGGTAACAATTTCAGAATCCATTATAGCTTGATAGCCTTTTCCCATTGCCTTTTCCTGCTCCTGCATTGCAGTTTGTGTAGCAGTTGCTAAAAAGTCTAATGTTCTTGTTAATGTATTTACAAATTTCCCTATACCAACATTTTCATCTACTTGTCTTCCTAAGGTTTCCATCATTGCTTGCCAAGCATTTTGGAATCTTTGAAAACCTTTACCCATTGAGTCAAGTGTAGATGCTTGCTCAGACATTTTTCCTAAAGCCTCAGTGAATGGAACTACAAACTCGGCAGCAGTTACCTTTCCTGTTGCCATTAACTTGTTAAGCTCTTTTTCTGTAACTCCCATTGCTTTAGCAGCAATGCTGAAAGCACCAGGTATCCTATCTCCTATTTGCCCTCTAAGTTCTTCAGCTTGTACAGTACCCTTTGAAATAATTTGTGACAATGCTCTAAAAACTCCAGCAGCATCATCACTACTTAAACCAAAAGCAGCCACAGCTTTACTTACATTTTCAAAAATCTTTTGAGTTTGTAGGTTAGAATAGCCAGCCTGATTAGCAGATGCACTTATTGCTTTAAAACCAGATGCTGCTGATTCAAGACTAATCCCAAGACTTTTACTAACATTTCTTAAAAATTCCATGTTAGCAGCACCTGCCTCAATTGATCCAGAAGTAAAGTTTATAGCTTTACGGAGAGACTCAAATTGAATTGTTGTATTGATAACTGCCTTAGAAAATTCATAGATTTTAGTAACAGAGAAATATGTAACTATAGCATTACCAACTCTTTGAGTAGCCTTTTCAATATCACTCATTCCTCTTGCTGCATTATTTGCAGCAGTTGTTGCTGATAGTCCGGCAGCTTCAAATTGTTTTTTTAACTTACCAAGCTCATTAAGAAGTTGTCTTTCCTCTGATGTAATTTTATCAAATACATCTGATGCTTGCTGAAGCTTACTCAGGTCAATGTCATACCTGATCTTGATGTCATTGGTGGATAATGTTGCCATGCCCCAAAGATAGCAAAGAAAAAAGCCACCGGAATCCAGTGGCTCTTTCGGTTCTGAAATCTAAACCAAAACAAGATGACAATTCATGATGCCTTACTTCTTTTTTTCTTTTGCTCCGCAATATAGCTGCTTACTATCAGATAGTACTCGTAGATTGGTCTTTCGACCAGGAACTTAATTCTTTGAGCATCTCCACCTGCAACTCTAAACTGCTCATCAAATCTTTGTCTGTGCTGTCTTGTGATTGAAGTCCAATAATGTGTTTCAGGTTGTTTAGGCTTTGGAGAGTTTCTGCCTGCAAATAGGTCGGGAAATTCTTGCTGTATTCTGTCAAAGAGGGCAGAAAAGCGTACTCCGGCAGATTCAAAAAAAAACCCTCCACATCATTGTGCTTCATCCAATGCTCAAGCTTCTGCTTATTGTATGGGTATTGGTAGTCGAGTGGATTCTCCTGCTCATCAAAGTAAACAACAGTAGCCAGCTTTAGCTGCCTTACCATGCTCACGGACATATCCATCTGCTCCTTTAGTCTGGAGGCAAGGATGCCTATCTCATAAAGCTTCTTGTCATCCTTCTTCTTCTTGTCCAGGAGCAGGTTTATCAGTCCATTGTTCCAGCCTTTAAGGAAGTCTGGGTTGATTTGCCATAGCTCCTCAGTGAAGATGTCTCTTGCTGCTACTGCCCTCTGGAATGGCACATTGACCTCTGCGGTGAACCTAAAGTAATTAATGCCTCCAGAGGTGAAGGCAAACTCAATCTGATCCCATCTGTCCTTAGGAGCTACACCCCTGTAAAGTATTCTGCTGCCTTGTTCTTGTATAGGAGCTTCTTCTGCCACTTGTTGAGCAGGAGCAGCACCATGTGATTTGCGCCTAAATAAATTGAGCATAAAAGGAATGGATAGTCAAAGTATAGCCAGCTGATGGCAAGGAACTGCCATGCACCGGAGCAGAAAGGGCATTCACCCAGCGGCTTCGCTAAGTAAGTTGGTAGCCTCTGGATTTGGTATAGATACCACTGCCCAATCGGCTGATCCTCCAACAGATAGTCCAGAAATAAAGAGAACGATGCGCTGAGTGCTGCTATCAGCAACAACATCAGTAGGCTCGGCATCGTGAGGTAATTCGATAAGGCAGCAGCCTCTGCGCTTGCCACCACAACTTGCATCAATGTCATATTGGTTGGTCATTATTGATAGGATTGATTATTGCAATTACTGTCTCTTGATTGCTGATGGTGTGTGCAAAGGTCAGGCAGATGCTGTCATACTGCTTGCCATCCATTGCAGTGAATAGGATAGGCTGACCTGCTGAATCAGCAAAGCTAATGCTGTACTGACCACCCCAAGGATTGAAAAAGCCTTCTGGCAGTGCCTCAAGGTCAACCTCAACAAAGCCATCTTCTCCCACATTTAGCACTTGCTGCCCTTGGACATTTACTCCAGGCTTAGTGATGTTGACTGTGATAGTAAGTCCTTGATAGTCAATTGGCACTTTTACATAGACTGCTGATGGGCAGCTTGCAAGTGGCTGGCAGATTGGGTAGCAATTATTGCAGCATAGTGCCATACTTTTCTAGATTGAAGTTGGAAGTTATCTCTGCAAAATTAGAGAAAATAAAATAGCGGAAGGCATCCAGAGCATGAGACTTGTCTGGATTCTTGTTTTTCCACTGGTCAAGGCTTCCTTGGCGGTCTACCTTGGCTTCCTTTAGGTCAGTGACTAACTCATCACATCGCTTGCTGCTGATCTGCACCTTTGCCTTCTGGAAGGTTAGGATAGTCACCAGTCTGCTGGCTATGTGGCTTGGGTTTGAGCGAGGAACTTGCAGCTGCATATCAGGGATGCCAAGGTAGTTCTTGATGAGCGCATAGGCACTGATGTTGTCCTGAGTAAAGGCATTCCTGCTTGCACCGGAGGCATCACCGTTGATGATGTAAACCATATCAGGAAACTCTTGCTTGATGGTCTGGCATAGTGCTGCAAGGTCTCCAATACGATACACCTTGATGATGTTGATGGTGGCATAGTAGATGCCCTCCTCAGAGTTTTTGATGTACTGAGCCACTACGCATGTGTTAGTCACATTGAAGTCAAAGCTTAGGTATAGGTTATGCACCGGAGAGGCTTTAATGTAGCCATCATACACATGCTTGCTGTACTCAAAGCTGGTGGCAAAGAGTGACTCTCTATCCCAGATTCCCCATTGCCCAAGGGCATAGACTTCATAGTAGGTCTGGCTCACTGACTTCAGTGCCTCCATCCTGGTTACATATTCTTCATCCAGAAAGTTCAGAGCATCCCGGTAAGTGCCATGCAGCCGGAGGATTTGTCCTTGCTCCTTTGCTGGCACATCATCAAAGAACCGCTTTTTAATCCAGTGGCTATCGGAGACCGGGTTAAAGGTCAAGAAGAATCGCTTTGGTGTTTCTGACTTACCTCTTAGGCGCAGAGTAATCTGGGTGAAGTCCTCCAGACTTAGCTCGGTTGCCTCCTCAATCCAGATGTACTTAGCCTGGGAGAGTGACTTTAGCTTCTCAGGATCATCACAGCCAAGGAAGACAATCTTATTGCTGCCAGATTGCAACTCAAGGTAGCCAGTCTTAGCCTTTACCAGCTTCTCAAATCCCCACTGGCTAATCTTGTTCCTAAAGTCAGCAAAGACAGAGTTACGGAGAGTGCTGGCTACCTTCCTGATGACAAAGTAAGTCTGGAACTGGTTTGCCTTGTGATTGCATATCTCAGCCAGCAGAAGCTGAATCATGGTCTGGCTCTTGCCTGATCCTGCTCCACCCCAAAGGATGTTGTAGGTTTTTGGCTCAACCAGAGCAGGCAGATACTTCTGACTCCAAAGGTCAGCAGATGACAAGTCAATTACTGCCATCAGTCTGCCTGCTCCTCCTTGCGTAGAACTTTAGGCACAATGACTTCATGCATCTGCACAGTCATCTGCTCCTGGTTCATTAAGCCAAGGTCTCTGGCTATGATATTGTGGTTAAAAAAGCCAGAAGAAGCTCCTTCAAACTTCTGCAAGCGGATGGCTTCTTCTACGCGTGTAAAGACCTTATTGAAATCTTCTGATTTGTTGCGGTAAACAGCTAAGGTTGCCCAGCAGCTAAAGCCACAAGCAAGTGCAAAGCCATCCTTAGTCAGCACTCTTTTTTTAGGGATTTCAACTCTCATTGCATCCTTGCCTCTGAAATCAACTTCGATTAGTGGATTCTCTTCTGCCCACTGCACATACTGCTCAAAGTTGTGCATGATTTCATCAGGTGATTTGAACTTGCCATCAAGACCATGCTTGAGGCGCAATTGCCAACAGTTATTGCCTTTCGGTGCTGCCATAAATTGTACCGGGATTACTCCCCTTTTTTAGTGATTGATTATTTTTTCTTAGCTGCCTTCTTAGCCTTCTTAGCAACAGATAGAGCAATGGCTACTGCCTGCTTTTGAGGCTTGCCTTTCTTCATTTCAGCCTTGATGTTGCTGCTTACGGTCTTAGCCGAATAACCTTTCTTGAGTGGCATGACTTATTTTATTTTGTACAAATTTAAGTAATTTAAAATTGCCTGATACATTTCTCTTTTATTCTGCCAGCCTCTGGTTACCATTGAGTCTTTATTTCTGGCAATTTTTTTATCCAGGTCTTTGATTTTGCGAGTCAGGTAATCTCTACAATCAGTAGAGGTAAACTTGTTTGGGATGTGTTCGTACATAAGATCGTTTTGGTATGTTACATTAGTTTGCCATAGGTCTGGCAGTTGACTTAGATTAATTTCAGAAAGGTACATCATCAAATGGAAATGTGTCTTGAAAGTTTGGTGCAATTACTTGTGGACTTGGCAAGTAAGCACGAAGATTTAAGTCTCCCAATATTTTTTCCATTGGATCATGTCCGTTAAATAAAAATCTTCGTTTTGTGTATTTGTATTCAAATTGAATAAACCCTCGTTTACCCACTTCCTTACGCTTAATTTTTTTTGCATGCAGTTCGCAGGTAGGGTCTTGTGGAAGGGAGTAAAAAAGCGGTCTATGGTAAATTAGAATGTTCCACATCTTATTGTTCCACATTGCTCCTCCGGCTAAATCATAGACATCAGGACATGGATAATTGTCTCCATTTGTTTTTTTACCTCCTCCCTTTGGATGGCTTAGGATAAAAAAGTAAACATTATTCTGAGCAGCAAATCTGGCAAAGTCTCCAAGAACTATGCTAAGATATTGGTCATCACGCCCTCCAGCACGGCTAATGTCATTATCCATTTGGTTGAATGGGTCAATTATGCATCCATCAACTTTTTCTTTGATAATTAGTTCTAGGAATCGCTGCTTAATGTATGCTGGAGTAGGACTTTCAGTTTCTGGATAGATATAAAAAAAGTGGTCACTTACCCATCTAAATGCTCTTTCATAATTTGCCTTATTAGGAGCAAAATGATTTTTCGGATTACACTCTAATCCAAGTAAAATTTCTACCAGGTCATGATAAAATAACTCAGCAGGATTGTCTTCTGGAGGAAATATGGCAAACTTTCTTCCATAGATAGCAGCATGACATAACATCATGTATTTCATAATGCTTGACTTTCCATGATTACCATGACCGGAAAGCAAGGTTATTTCACCTCTTCTAAACTTAAACATATCATCGAGCATTGGAATGCCTATACCTTCAATATAGGGTAATCCATTTTCAAGAAGGTCAAGCGCACGATCAATTACTGAAGCACCATAAACTACATCCTTTGCTGGCTGAGTAGTATCAAAAAGCTCGGCTGGTGGAGCAACATCAATCTCCATCAGAGTTTTTGTGTCCACTACTTTGCCTGAATTAAATTCGGCAGTTCCAAATTGATTTTGCCAGAATCGGTAAGCATTGGCTATGGTCTGCTCACATTCCTTTCTGCTGAAGGATGTATCATTAGCCAGGAATTGATTATCGCAAAAGGCGAGACAGTCATATTGATCAATGCCGAATCTACAACAAGCTCCTGCAAAACATAGGATAAAGTGATTCCTCTGTCCATCTTGAAAGTATTGGTTTTTGCTTGCTGTCCATTTTAATATACGAGGTATAAGCTCAACCTTACTTTCGTAGGTTGGCATTTCCATGCGCTCGTGTTTAATGTAGTATTGAAATGGCTTAGCCTCTCGATTTATGTATAAGTCAGGGTCATAGCTTTCAAAGCATCCTCTGGCAATGTCTTTGTTTGCTTTATCAGCCTGGCAGTAGTCAATTGTCAATCCATTAAAGTAGTCAAGAAGTGCCTCATATTGCTCTTTGTACTTTTCTGCATCAGCTATCCTGATAAGTGCTTTCAGACCTCCTCTTGGAGATACCCAGCAGGCATAGGTATATGGCTCTGAAATAATAATAGTTTGAAGGTCACGCAGATTTTCTGGTTGCACATCATCCCAATCCATTATGGCTAATCCTGATGCCTTCTTAAAGGCTACTGCTGCTCTCCTGGTAAATTGACCAGAGAAACAAATTAGAGGCAACTTGTTTAGCTTAAAATCCTTTTGCTGTTCAGGATCAGTAATTGACCTCAACTGCTCAATAAGTTCTTTTGAAGCTCCATTCTTAATGCGCTCAAGAACCATATCTACTGGAAAAAACTTAGGATCATTAACTGTCCTAAAATTGTCGAAATAGGTAACTGTCATCATAAATGTTATTGGTTAGATGTTGCAAGAATAGCTTTTTGCTCGGAGACAAAATTTTCAAAATTCCAGTCAGTGGGGAGGTATCTTGTGTCCTCTGGAGGCATAGGCTTTTTCCCATTTAAAAGCATCCACCGAACATACTCCACATAATTGCTGTGGTTGCCCTGGTCAAGCATTGCATAGTCAATTATTTCTTTCGGTGGATGCCCATTTAGTAGAGGTTCATAGTATAGTTTTGACTTGGGATCAAAAAGACATGTTCCATTGCCTTTGCCATAGTTTACTATTTGCGAGGGATCGACCGGCAGCTGGCTATTACCTCTGTTTGCATTCGTAGGTTGTTGTCTTAACTCAAATAAACCTTGCCACTGATTTGCTATTGACTGTTCAACTATTGCCTCTGCTTTCTGATAGTCTCCTCCTGATAGCTCATTTAATTTTTTAGAAACAATATCAAGACTGCTTTGAGACTTGTATGAGTTTTTTATTGACTTTTTATAGTCAACCCATTTTTGAATTATGTCACTTAAATTTCCATACTTAGAAAAATCAAATCTCTCTTTCTTTTGTTCTTTAGTTCCTTTATTCTTTAGTTCTATTGTTGTATCAGATAGATTGTCATTTAGATTGTCAGGTAGAGAATCAGATAGAATATCAGATAGAGTGTCATTTTTTGACAGTCTAACATAGGAGCATTCCTTATATCTATTGCATGCTTTTGATACCTCCTCAATAAAACCGAATGCAATTAAATCTTGATAAATTTTTTTGTAAGTGTTATGGCTTCCTATGCCTAACACTTCCATTGTGAGTATTCTTGGGCAGCTAAATACTTGCTTTTGACCAAATCTATTCCAGCGATCAAGAAGGTAAAAATAAAACTCAGAATGAGCTGCTGTTACTTTATGGCTGTTTTCAAATCTGAATGAAAACCATTGCCTGGTTAATTGATAGCCATTCATACCAAACGCAGCAAAACATCCTTAAATAATTTTAGTGCATCGTGAGCTGACATTGATTTTAGTTCTTCTGCCATCTCCTGGTTAACTACTCGGTAAGCAATTAAAATTTCACGCTCACGGAGATCAAGACGCTCTGGTCTTGAAAGGACTTTCTTATAGTCCTCATTTGCCATAATTTTTTTCATAAAAACAAAACCCCCATCCGGCTTTCCTGTGTGAGACCAGCGAACCTATAACGCTGCACAGTACGACCGAATGGGGCTTTTAATTTCTTCATAGATTTATTTAACCCGGGTCTCAATCGGGGGCTTTCGCCAGTGCAAATATAACTACTTTCTTATCGCCCAAAAAAATAAAACTGACATGGCTATGGAAAAGATGGCAAGCACAACGGATACTGTACTCCAGATATAGGCACTCCTGCGCTCATTTACATAAGCATCATCCATTTTGTCATGCTGACCTTTCCAAAACTCAATGACTCCTTGTAGCTCCTTGACCTCCTCACGCAGATCAGCTGACTGCTCCTTGTGGTAGTCTCTGCTGCGCCTGTGATTGTCAGAATGCCTCCTGCACTCAGCCAGCTTGTTCTGTAATTCAGTTAGTTCTTCCATGATTTTAATGTTTTAGTAAAGATTTTTTTGCAAATAAAATGTAATGGAATTGACACTACCAAATTTTAAATGAAAACCATCAAAGAATTTTTGAACCACCAAAGGCTCGCTGCTTTGCGAAGCTGGTCAGTTAAAGTGTTATCAAGGTAAAAGCCTCTGTCCTGCATCTGCTGCATGATGTAGTCATTGCTCTGGCAATTTACATGACCATCACCATCCTGCCCAGGCACACCCCAGCTAAGAATAATAAGTGAGCCATCCTCTCCGGTGGAGTGAGTGATTAAATTGTCAAGGAATGCCTGCTCAAACTCTGCCGGGATATGCTCGCCTACTTCAAGACTCATCACACAGCCAAACTGCTTGAGCAGGTTAAATCGCTGGCTTAGGTCTTTGACCTGACCAATGCCTCCGGTGAGCTGCTCAGTCCAGGGGTTGCCATCATAAGCCTCCACAACTAACCTATGCCTCCGGAAGAACCTTGCATACTCGCCTGTGCCACATCCAAAGTCTACCAGAGTGTCAATCTTTCGAGCCTTTAGGATTTTAAGGATTGCACCTGCCAGCCTGCTGTCATGGGCATGCCCTTCCTTGGTTGGATTCTCCCAGAATCCCTTGTCATTTATTTTCATAGTACCAATCAATCATAGTTACAACTTCATCCAGTGACCAGGACACAACTACTAACCAACCGGAGTCAACCAATTTGTCAAAAATTGACAACTGATGCTCTGATGGTTTATTGTAGCCTACTTTAAGCTCAATAGCCATCCCGGAGTAGCCTTTGCGCTGATCCAGGATAAGACAGTCAGGAATGCCTGCCTTTACTCCCATTGCCTTTAGCTTGGCAGCTTCAATGCCATTCCTGCTGCCTCCATTTGGGCAGTGAAACCAGAATGCGCCTATGGTATCCAGATAGCGAGCAACTGCCTTCTGAAAGTTGTCCTCTGTGCCGACATACTTCTTATAGGCTGGATTAGGCTTAATGATTTCCTGCAACTGCATTTCAAATATTATTCCTGCCAAATTATTTTTGCACTTACTTTTGCAAACCTAAACCAAAAGAATGGACTTATTAAAGATTTCTGACTTCTGCCGGAAGTACAAGTTGCCTCCGCATCGCTTTACGAGGTACAAGAGGATGTTCCATACTCAGCAGGTAGATGGCTACATTAAGCCTTGGGTAAAAGTTGATGACTGGAATCTGGCTTTGGTTGCTGACATCCTTCAGCACAGAGGCACTCGCAGGTTTAAAGATAGACTTACCCTGGAGGAGTTTTGCAAAAGGCACAAGCTGACTGATCAGCACTTCAAAAAAGTCTTTCACCGGATGAATCTGGAGAACCACAATGGCACAATGATGCTGGTGGATACCAAGCACAATTATGCCCTCCTGAAGCATGGGAGGCTATATCGGACAAAAAACTAAAAAAAATTAAAAATATTTTTGCAGATAATTTGCAGATATAAAATCTGTGCTTACCTTTGTCTCAACATTTACCAATAACAATTACAGACATGATAACAGCACAAGTTCTTCCGTTTAAAAATTTTAGAGATGCCCTACTTGAAATCGAAGAGGTAGGCGAATCAATTAACGCATTCGGATATGCTCATCGCCTCTGCATTTCACTTCGTTTGGAAACAATATCGTTTGATCAATTTGATGGTCTTTGCAACGAATTAAAATGGCATTGCCAAGTGAATAAAATTTCAACATCAAACGAAATCGCATCCTTATTTTAAGTTACATTGGGGAGGGGCAACCCTCCCATTTTTCTAAACCAATAAAGACATGACAACAGCAGAAATTTATGACTTGGTTCAAGACCTTCGGTCGCACATCACATTCATTCAGAATCAAATTGAGAATGAAAGTTTAGTAGTAAAGGAAGGAACTATTGATGCCTACCTATGGGATGCCCAGCAAGCACTTAGCAGCATCATTTCAATGATTGAACCTAATCCGTATAAGTAATCATGTTAGAACACCCTCAAATGCCCCTAAAGGATCAGCTTATCCTTTTTGCAAAACTCTTCGCAGTCTGGGCAATCTGCTCCATCATCTACGCACTTTAATTTTGTTTAACTTATATATCTAACCAATCATGGCAATTATTGCTAAATCCTCTGGAGAGTCTCACAATCGTGAGTTAATCCCTGCTGGCACTTATGTAGCCAGATGTTACTCAGTTGTTCACCTTGGTCATGTCACGCAGAAGTACATGGGTGAGGAGAAGGTAGTAGACCTGGTCAGGTTTACTTGGGAGCTTCCCACCGAACTCAGATGCTTCAATCAGGACAAGGGCATGCAGCCTTGTGCAATCAGCAAGGAGATGACCTTCAGCTTGAATGAGAAGTCAAACCTCAGAGCCATGCTTAATGCCTGGAGAGGTAAGGCACTCACAGAAGAAGAGGCTAAGGCATTTGACCTTGCCAAGCTGATAGGCGCACCGTGCATGATTAACCTAATCCATCAGCCATCCAAGGCTAACCCAGAGAAGGTCTATGAGCGCATTGCTGCTGTGATGCCAATGATGAAAGGCATGACATGTCCTCCGCAGCACAACCCAAGCATGGAGTTTTCTGTGCTGGAATTTGACCGCACTAAGTTTGAGACATTGCCAACATTCCTTCAGGAGATGATTACCGGTAGCAAGGAATACCAGGCAATGATGAAAGCACCAATTGCTCCTGCTCCGGCATTGGCAACTCCTACTCCGGCAGAGCAGCAGGAGATGCTCTATGCACAGCACCAGGCTCAAGTGGCTGCTCAGGTTGAAAACTTTGAGGATGAATTACCTTTTTAAGTCATGGCAACACTCTGGCAACTAAGACAAGAAGAACTCTCCTTCATCGCAATGATGGAGGAGAACGGAGGCGAGGTCAATGATGAGATCATGGAGGAGCTTGCCATCCGCAGGGAGAACTTCCAGTACAAGGCAGAAGCTTACTCTAAGTTCATCCTGAAGCTGGAATCAGAGGCTGAACAAGCTGCTGCTGAGATCAAGCGCATACAAGCACTCAAGAAAGCCAAGGAGAACACCGCACAGAGGCTTAGAGATACACTACTGGCTGCACTGATGGTCTTCACAGAAGAAGATGCTAAAGGCATCAGAAGGTATGAAACACCACTTGCCAAGCTCAGCACTCGCAAGAGTCAGTCAGTAGAGGTTTTGGATGATACTGCTATTCCTGCTCAATACTGGGTCATTAAGACTGAAATAAGCAAGTCAACCATCAGTCAGGCAATCAAGGATGGCACAGAAGTACCAGGAGCGCAGCTAAAGGACAATATATCACTGAGCATCAGATGATGGAGAATAAGAAATATAGGTTTGATGTCATCAGCACTATCACTGGCAGACAAGAGCCTTACATCGGATTATTTAAGAATCGCTATGAAGCATTAGCCTGGTATGAGAATCATGGCAAATGGCACAAGAAGAGAGGCAGACCTTTAATCCTTGTGCAGTGTGTAACTCAATATGCAGACAATGAATTTGATGAAACAGACAATATTATTGAGGATAATAATTGTTAATTGGTGAACAGGTAGAATAAAAAAAGGGAGGTTTTTAGCCTCCCTCTTTTTTTATCCTTAGTTTAAATTAAGGAGCTGTCACGAAATCAGCGGTGAATACACCATTAACACCTTCATTTACATCTCCCGCAGGGAACATAGATGTGCCTGGAGTATATGTGTCATAAAAATGACTCATGAAGAATGAGTAAGTTTCCTCACACTCGCTTGGCAATATTCTCGCGTCTATTGATACGCGCTCAAGTCCTGGAACTGGCATTGTAAAGCGAGTCATTGTACCAATGTTTCCAAAGTTTCCAACATACTCAAGGAACGGAGTATAAACAATTGAACCAGGAGCGAATACAATAGCTGCATCCTCATCACCCAGAATGGTATTAGCATTAGGGTCAAAATAAAACTCAGCTAAGCCAGTGTTTTCACGAACAGTTGCAAAGTTAATACCATTAGCACCCTGACCGAAGTAACGGCTATCGTTCATCCATACTCGCTGAAGCGCACCAGCACCACCAATAATGATAGGCGCACCAGAGAAACCAGTGTTCATGTAGTTCTGCTTCATGGCAAATAAACCAGCAGCATAGATTGAGCCATCAGTACCCTCAACAGTGTAAGAAGGGTTGGTAGCACCACCATACCAGTTACCAGCAGCAGCTTGAATCTGAGTAAGGAGATCATCATTGATAGCCTGTACAAGAGCATTAGCAGAAAGCTGAATGTCCATGAACATTTCACGAACCACTGAAAGCGCACCTTGAGCAGCACCAATACCATTGGCTCGTTCTGCAATCATGCCTGGCTGATTTGCGCCAGTAATTTGCACTAGTTCAGAATATGCTGCACAGTATGCACGAAGTTGAGCCTCAGACATTGTAAATGAAACTTGCTTAAAGTTGTTCACAGTAAGAGTTTCTTCAATGTAGTTAAGTTGAGGACCAGCATCGCATGACTTGGTATCAACTGCTGATGAAGGAAGCTGGCGTTGCTTGTAAACTACACGCACTTCACGAGAGTGACCAGTTCCATTGTCGTTAGCCTGACGGATAATCTGACCAGAACGAAGGTTTGAGGGATCAGTTAGGGCAGCAAGTGTACCACCCATAAGCTGCACATTGGCAGGGTTGTTTATTAGGTTGTCGCTCAGTGAGGTCAAGACCGCTGGGCAGACATTAGCTGTTGATAATGACATTTTAGTAAATGAATTTTAACGCATTTTGTTCGCAATAGAGTCAATTTGCGCTAGGGCAGACCTGACCGATTGCGGAAGTTGTGTGCCTTGGCTTACCACAGGGGCAGCCGGAAAGTTTGGTGTGCCTGCTGCATATTGACCAGGGTTAGAGCCACCTGATCCCTGTTCTTTAAGCAGCTTATTTTCCTGCAAAACTAATGCAGAAAGGTCAGAATAGCTAAACTCCCTTCCGTTATGCACAAGAGGAAGTGTAGGGTCTTTTGCGTTTACAAGTCTAGCAGTGTTGCGCTCTGCATCATAGATAATCTGACCATCCAAAGCAGCAAGTTTGCGGTCAAGCACTGCCTGATAAGCTGGCACTCTGGCTGCCTCTGGAATCTGGTCATTCCACTGGATGCCATTAAGCTGTGTCTGCTCCCAAAGTGACTTCATCTTGCTTACATATCTCTGCTCAATCAGATTTTTGTCTGCCTCTGCTTTGCTTACCAGGTCATCATATTTAGCCTGAGCCTCTGCCATCTTCTTTAAAAACTCCTCTGACTGATTGCTATTAGTAGCATTCTTTGCCTTCTCTTCCAGTTCTTTGAGCTTCTTGAGAGCAAGTTTAATCTTGTCTCCACTGTTTTTGGTAACCTTTAGCTCCTCAATTGAGTTGCTATCCAGACCATACTCTTTTGCCATTCGCACAATCTCTTCATCATAACCCATCATATAATTAGAGATGAAGTGCTTTTTTAGGTCAAGGCTGGTCTTGGCAAGCTCAAAGTCATAAAGATTAGTATTGAACTTATTGCTTACTGCCTCTGGTACTTGGATGTCATTGAGAGCAGATGCAGAAATCATCAAGTTAAACTCAGGATCATCTGCAACACCTGCTCTCTTTGCTTGATTAATTAAAAACTCTTTGATATTCATAAATTAAAAAATTGAGTCAGTTTCAGTTTTTAAGTCTGGAGAATCAAGACCGCTTAACTCCTCCTCTACTACTACTTTGCGCTTGCGCTTTGGCTTATCCTCTGCCTCTACTTCTTCGGCAATATTTGCTTTCATTTCAGCTTCAATTTCTGCCCGAATCTGAGCTTTCAAATCCTCTTTTAGCTTGCTAAGAAGCTCAGGATTGCTAAGAGAATTTTGATCAATTGGCTGCATAACCTTACCGATATAAAGCTCACCAATTGGTCTTATTCTTGCCCATGAGAATGACCGTTTGTTTATAGGCTTTGAAAGTTCACGAAGCGCACCAACAGCATTTACTGTTACCTCATAGGGTATGTCCTGCGCTCCTGTTTCGGGATTAATTTGCCACCGAATCACTTTAACTAAGGCTCGTTTGCCATCTTTTCTGATAGCATCACGGATGTACTGTAAATTATCCATTTATGTAAATTAAAAATAGTTACCCTGTATGATGTATTGAACTGCGAAGCATGCCTGAAGTGCCTCGCTCCTGATAGACAATGGCTGGCTTAAAGCCATAGGCATTGCAATCGCTTTGCATGTCAGCAGTCATGGCATCAAGACCATTATTCTGCACAACAGTGCGCTGCAACCAATCTAATGCACAATGATTGGTAATGATGTAGGCATGAGTCAACCACATGCCATCACCTTTCCAGAGATCAGGCAGCTCAGGTATCTCAAATTTTGAGATAGTCTGCTCCTTATAGCCTGCATAATAATTCCAGCCAAGGTGTAGAAAGTCAAAGTCAGGCAGCTTATCCCAATGCTCTACCAGATTCTGAAGTTTATCCCATTCAAATCTGGCATCATCCTCCAGAACCAATGCTCTTTCATGCCCATTTTGGACAATTTTTGTCCAAACTTCCCGGTGTGATGCACAGCATCCAATTTCTCCAATTGACATATTAGGTCTCTTTCTTGACCTCTTTAGGCTATTGTCAACCACATGCCCAGGCTTATTACCATCATTGGCTATGTGCCACTGAGCAGGCTTGCCATTTGCATCGGTCAGACCTTTCAAGTGCTGGAGAAGTCTATTCCTCCGTTGACTTGCTTTTTGCAGACTTATAAAGTAGATAGCATCAACAGGCAACCTCACAGCTAATCCTTTCCGTGACAGAGAAGTCAATTGAGAAGAAGCTGGTCTCAAAGTTTCGCTCGGGTAGTCCGAAATATTGATTGGCGATTGCTTTGGAGTTGTAGTCCGTACCTGCATAAGTTATGCCTTTTGTTCTGTTGATTATGGATGTGATGCCAAACTCAGCATTTTCATAGTTGCTGTTGGCTATAAGTTTAAAGTTTACTGTCCTGAGTAGGCTATTGGCTCTGCCTCCGGCTGGAGATGTTTCTACTGAAGCTGATTCTCTGACAAAGAACACAACCAGAGGATAGGTATCATTGACAGCGCAATAGGTTTGCCCATCCTTGGTTACATAATTGCCTGCACTGCCCTCCAGAATGCTCTCCACAGCCTCGCCATAGTTGAGCATATTGTTGACAAATGTTCCTGCCAGATTCTCGCAGAGAGCCTTTAGAGCAGATTCAACAGTGACTTTTGTAACAATCATTTACTAAGGAATTGTGTTGCCAGGCGATTGATAATCTGAAGTGATTGATCAAGTTCTTTATCTGACAATTCAAAAATAGCACCAAATCTCTCCTCCAAATAGCCTGCAATCTTAGATTGTTCTGTTGCTGTGAAGGTTACACCATAGGCAGTATCAGAAATAGGCACAGGCTTCCAGCTTGCCCACATATCTCCGGTTAATGTCAAGTCCATGTAGGCAGTTTGTCTACCTAATCTTTGTCTAAATTCTTTATAGCTACTAAATGATGCTCTATCCCCAAAGGCTTTAGCTTGTTTTTTAGTGGCTATATCACCGAATTTCTTGCCTATTGGACTAGCAGTGCTTATTGTGCGCCCAGAGTCATAAGGAGGCAAATCAGAACCATCCGACTTTTCTCCATCCTGCTGCACTCTAGCCTGCACAGCCGGGGCAGCATAAAGCGCAGCTGCTCTAAGCACCTTGTCGGCTTTGGATGCCTCCTTAAAGTTCTTCAGCTGCTGCTTCAGGAAGGCAGATGTTGAGTCATAGACTGGCATAAACTTTTTTTAAAATAATTTTGCAGTTATTTTTCCTTTGCCTTAATTGCCATCCAAATCTAACCAAAATAAACTTATGTACATGAAAGCAAAGGTCAGAATTGACCTAAACAACCAGATGTGGGTTGACATCTATGAAGCAACCTTATTTGACATCCAGAGAGCATGCCTGCTTGGAGGCACTTTGATGGTCTATCCAGTTTACAAGGATGAGTACAGACTTGGCTTCACTTATAGCCAAGACAGAGTTAATGTCCAGTTTGTTGGCATAGAAATTACCAAAGAACAGTATCAGACTCAGAAGTCAATGTGGGGAGGAGACCATCAAAAGCGAGTTGCACCGAATACCGAATTATTGTTACTTGACAACCAATACTTTCTATAACCATGAACAAACAGATTAACCAACTCTTAAAGGATGCACTTTGGAAGTTCATCTTTGTTTCTGTTTACGCAATCCTTTTCACCCTTCTAATCATAAAGTTTATTGATTATGTTAACGGATGAGCGAGATATAACCGTATGCCTCACAAGTTGTGGAAGGTGGAACTTGTTAGAGAAAACAATCAGTAGTCTTCTGAGCAATTGGGATGGCAAGCCTCCGGCTGCTTTTTACATTCATGATGACTCCGGTGCATTAGATGTAGTTCTGGTAAAAGAATTAGATAGGTTTCTAATGAGGCACTGGCAAATCATGGCTGAGTGGTCAAACACTAATCGAAAAGGTCAGGTGCATGCAATTGATACTCTCTATGCCAAGGTGACTACACCTTATATCTTCCATTGCGAGGATGACTGGGAGTTTTATAACAGTGGATTTGTTGGTGATTCTAAGTCTGTTTTGCAATCAGAGCCTAAGTGCGCTTGTGTATGGATCAGGCATCCGAATGACCGCAATGGACACAGAACTTTGCCTGGAGTAAAACTTACTAAGAAAGGTGTGCGGTATCAGCAACTTGCACACCGATATAAAGGAGATTGGCATGGCTTCACTTGGAATCCTGGTCTTCGTAGGCTATCTGATTACAAAGCAGTTGGTAAGTTCAGTGACTTCTGCGAGTGGAGAGATAATGACCATGCAATTGCTGAGAAGCAATACAATAAAAAGTATTATGACCTTGGCTTTGTAGGCATGACTCTATGCAGAGGATTTGTCAAGCATATTGGTCATTTAGATTCGATTAAAAATCGCAAACCATGAAGGCTACACTAAGCTTTGACCTTGATGATTCTGATGATGCTATGGAACACTTCCGGTGCATCAAAAGTCTTGACATGGCTTTATTCATCTTTGATTTTGCAACCATACTTAGGAACTTGACAGACACTTCTGAGGATGGAAAGCACATTGATGAGGCTCTAATCTGGGAGAAGTGGCAAGAGACAATGAATGCTTATGATATTAATCTTGACCGACTAATACTATGACACAGCTAGAGCAACTTTTAGTGATTGTAAAGCGAGAAATGAAAAGCAAGGAAATGCTTATGGGGCATGATGCCAACACAAAGGAGACCAGGAACTATTGGCAAGGTGGTCTATCAGCACTGACTTATGTTAAGCATGTTATTGAGCGATTACTTGAAGAGGAAAAATGAATCAGCCATCACCTATTGAAGAACTAATTGACTTTATTCTGAATAATCAGGATGACATAGATGTCAATGATGTCTTAATCAAAGCTGAACTTATTAACATGCGAAGCAAACCAAGACTTGCTGGCTGGTACTTCAATGGCAAACTTTACAGAGACATGGAAGAGCTAAAAGGCAGAACCATGTCAGAATTTAATCACCCTAAACCAGTTTATTATTATCCGTAATATGGGAAGCATAATCAGTAGCTACTTAGACAATCAGCCAGAGCAGCAGACATCGCAGGCAGTAAATCATCCTACTCACTATGGTGGAGCAGACAACACCTATGAGGCAATCAAAGTAATAGAGGCTTGGCAGCTTGGCTTTAACCTTGGCAATGTGGTCAAGTATATCAGCAGGGCAGGCAAGAAAGGCAGCAAGCTGGAGGATTTGAAGAAGGCACAGTGGTACTTGAACAGGGAGATAGAAAAAGGATTTTAAACCTGTATAAATATGGCATCAGTACAGTTGATAAAGTCAATCAATGACAAATTTCCACAAGTTATTGAGCAGGTAGAGAATGGTAAAACAATAGCTGAAGCACTTACTTCATTAGGCATTAACAGAGGTGCTTTCTATCAAATTATATCTCCAAAGCAAAAAGTAGAACTTCAGATGGCTAAAACTGCTAATGCTGAGTTTGGTGTGTATTGGCATTTTAAATAAATAAATTATGACAGCAGTAGAGTGGCTATTAGAGCATGACTATTTGATTAGGACAACCAAGTGGAAAGACATTGTTGAACAGGCTCTGCAAATGGAGAAGGAGCAGCACGGAGAAACCTGGGATATGGCTCTTAAGCAAATGGTTGAAAGAGGCTATGTATGGGAGAGAGCCATGTGCGACTTTGATGACTACTGGGCAGAAAAATCGAAAACCCCTCCGGGTGCGCATTGTGAAGAGGCGTGAGGGGTCTTATTGTCGCAAATATCGGCAACTTTTGTGACAGGATTGTACGGCAATTGTCCGGAAATTCCGGATAGTTGTGCAATCATTTTCCTGAACCCAGGAAGATGATTAAGGTCTTACAAACCCCTGCTGAATGAGTCCAGCATTGTCACAATTAAAGCACAGACCTTCACCTCTTAGATTCAGCTGCCTTGCCCAGATGGCAAGTGATTGATTGTAGCCATCAAGGAATGTAGCCATAGCTCGCTCAGTAAACTCTCTGTTCCCTTGGCTGAAATAGTTGGCTCTTGGTGAAGCTACCTTCTGCCAGAGGATATGGTAGCAAAGCAGGTTTGCCCAGGCATCCAGAAGAAACTCTCTCTGCTGACAGATGAAGCTATCAAGTGAGCATAGCAACTGAGCATCTATGTACACTCCAGACTGGCTATTGTCCTGACTCCATGAATCGCCAAAGCCATATCCAAGCGGAGCAGTTACCGGGAAAATAGACCAACCATTGCGCCACAGATAGCTAAAGCGAGAGGCACATTCCAAGTCCATTTGCTGCCAGCCATAGTCACTGAACATTCCGGTGCTGGTAGGCAAGTTGGTGCAGTCAACTGCAACCATGATGTTAAGTTTATCGAAGTCAGAGTAAAACTCCTTATTCACCTGAATGTAGTTCATGCCTTCAACCAGGTCAGCAGTGCCTGACTCCAGCAGCTTGCCATCCTGAGTCTGGTAAATGTACCAGTCAATGCCATTAACTGGCGCACCGGCATTAAAGATGTAAATCTGCTTAACTCGCAATGACAGATACTTGCTGCCTTGGATGCTTACAAATGTGCCTTTAAGAATTGCCTCTGCTGGAACTGTCTGCACTTGCTGCCACTGCTGCACAAACTCTTTGCGAGTCTGGAACAACACCTGATCCAATTGAGCCTCTGCTGCACTGTATAAAGCAGCCTGAATGTCTCTCTTGATTCTGACATAGCTTACAGCTTGTGCGCTGTTCCACATGCCTACATAGCTTGCCTGCTCCGGTGTGGCAATCTTGTCCAGCAGCTCCGAACTCATGCCCGGATAATCATTTATGTATAAGCCAGACAATGGCGCACCAGTGGTGCATCCCTTTAGTCCGATGTAGTCTTGTAGGCAATTCATAATGACAAAAATAACTAATTATCGGGTGTGCTGATATTCGGTGCAGTGATGCGGAATATCTTATTTGTCAAGGCTACCCAGGCACTCAATACCTGCCCTAGAATGAACATTAGGACAGAGTCTGATGCTTGTACCTTCTCAATCTTATAGAGCCAACCTACACCAATCAGAAGACCAATCATGACCACTGATGTGCAAGTATAGGCATAGACCTGCATGCGCTTGCTAAATAGCGCATGGTTCACAGTCCTGGGAACAATCCCTTCAGAAGTCCTCCCACGAACCTTCCCCTTCTCTCTGCTCTGTCTTGCTTGATTGTCTTGTTGCTCTGACATGAGTCAAGGTAGATAACTGTCTTAGCCAATGCCTCTGTCTCAATCTTTAGGCTATCAATGCTGCGCTCTGTTCTGGCAATCTTCCAGTAGGCTGCTGATGACCATTCGGTATTCTCCTTGACAACTTTGTCAATTTTTTGATGAGCAATGCGAGCTGTATAGATGTCTCCTCCTACATAAAGCAAGAAGACCATAAACAGCACAAAAGTATCTTTGCTAATTGTCATTTGAATATGGATTTCATTTGCTGAATGATCTTAGCATAACGAGTCATTGGAACAAGCTCACCAGTCTCATCATGCCATAGAACCTGCTGCTTGTACTCCTTATGGATGTCAATAATCATCCGGTAAAGGCGATAAAGTAAAATGATTGACCATCCGTGATGGTACAGCCATTCCTCAACTGGATTGTAAAAATTAGGTGTTGGATTTGCCAATTTAGTTATGATGATAGCTCCATAAGCAGGAGTATCATGAATAAACTTGACAAGCTCCTCTCTTAATTCGTGGGTCATTTTAGTATGTCCAGATCACCTGGGCAGGCTTTGTAGGGTCACAATCAACATGAACAAATGAGCTTGCAATCCCTATGCGAGTGAATCCTGCCTTTAGCAGAGCATTCACAATTTGAAACTTTGATGTGCCGGAGGTAGCTGCTATATCAGCTGCCCATCCCTGAGTATGTGAACTATCAGCAACTCCACCAACTTTGGTATTATGAGCAGCAGTGCGAAAGCCTGAGTTAATCTTGAAAGGAACTCCTCCCAATGCTCTGGCATTATCAAGCCTTTGCAAAAACTCTGGCTTCATCTGGCTACCAGAACCAGGTGCATCAGGAGAATCAAACTCCGACACTTTAAAATGCTTTAGTTGCTGTTGCATGTTGTAAAGTTACTTAATGCGAGTGAATTTTTTCGCTGCACTTTTTACAGACTTTTTGCCAACACATCCCCATGCCTTTCTGCTTAGGTCATTAGGACAAGGAGGATTCTTGCACTTTTTTATGCCTGATGACCTAGCACAGTAAGCATCACCCTTGGCTGTGCCTGGTGCAATGGAATAGCCTTTAGCTCCGAACTTAACCGTTCTGCCATTGACCTTGGTTTTATACTTCTTCTCAGCCATTTTACAGTTTGTATGCTTTTTATTTTACAATGTATATACAATGTAATTATCTGCCTTGTCCTTTATAGGACTTTTGCCTGCTATCCTTTGGTCTTCTGGCTTTCCGGTGCTTGCCCTCTCTGCGCTTACCAAAGCTTATCTTAGCTACTGGAGTGCTTCCTGTTTTTACTTTTTTCATGCTCAAATATCGGTTTTTATGAGTTATTATTGTAATCCATTATGAGCCTTGAAGATAACATTCACAGAACGAGAAATGGAGCTACTCCGGGTGCTGGCAAAAGGCAGGCACTTCCTAAAGGATCAAGCTAATCCTAACCGCTATAAGAAGCAGTGGGGCAATGACCAGCAGACTGCTGACATGCTCGGTGTCATGGGTGAATATGCTGTAAGTAAGGTTCTTAAAATTCCAATGGACATGTCCTGCGGTTTGGAAGGTGATGGAGGCACAGACCTTATGATGGATGAGTACAATATTGATGTCAAGACTACCAAGTACAAGACTGGCAGGCTTGTGTTGAATCTCAATGATGAGCTGAATGCTGATGTGTATATTTTGTGCTATGCAATCGAAGAAGCATCAGAGGTAATTATACAAGGCTACATCAGGAGGCAAAGCATGGATGCTGTCATGGTTCAGCAGAATCTTGGCTATGGCTTACGCAATGTGATTGAGCAAAGAAATCTAAAGCCTATCTCCCTACTTTTATCTTATAGGGAGAATAAGTAGGGTGAAAAGCTAGGGTGAAATCCGTATCAAAACGCATCAAATCGTATCATACTGGAATTAAGTCGGCATCAAGTTGTAGTCATCTCATACCTGCTCTGCCTCTCTCTTGCGCCTGCTCATACTGTTCCTTGCTCACTGGATAAAGCTGATGTCTGCAATTGTAGCCTCCTCGATAGATGAAGATGGTGCTGCTATTAGTGCCAGCCATTCGCCCATTCCAGCCTTTTAGGTTTGCCCAGGCTTTGACTTCATCAGTGGTAAAGTATCTGCCTGCCCTTGAAACACAGAATTGTCTGGAGTCGGCTATAAGTGTGCCAGAATATAGATAGTACTCCACATCAAGATCAGCAGCAATGGTCTGAATGTACTCTGAATTAAAGGTCATCACAGCATCATTGGTTGTCTGCTTGATGTAGCGATTAAGGAAGGGAGCTTCCTGCTCTGTGCCTTCAATAAACCGCCTCAGTGTCTTGTTAAGTTCGGAGCGAGTGCCAATGCCTGCAATGTTATCCTTTAGCACTTCCTGAATGGCTGTGCCAAAGTTCTCCCGAATGCCTGCACCAAGTAACGCATCTTTTGTTGTGGCGATGTTAGTTTCAAGGATAGCCTTATAGAGTGCCTTCTTCTCACTGAAGTCACCGATTGCCAAAGTGATGTATTCATTGCTAAGTTCAGCCAGCATCTCAAAGCCTTTAATGACTTCTGCCACCTGAATCTGGTAAGGAGCATTAGCAACAATAGTGTCAGCAATATCTTTCTTGAGTTTGATTAGTTCTTTAAGTGACTTGGCTCTATCCTTTGGGTCAAGGGATAGATTAGTGGCAAGGTCAATCACCTGGTCTGATAGCTTGCTGAAAACTCTTGGCAGAGCATCATCCATCCGGCTTTCTATTGCCAGCTGAAGTTCCTGAATTTGCTTGATTAACTGCTCAGGAGTCTTTGCCATATCATAGTCCTTCAGGCATTATTGGCACAAGTGATTGCCTAATCTGCGCCTGCTTCTCGGCTGCTAAAGCATACACCTCTGCCCTCTGCACATTGAATTGCTTATCATACCATAAGGCATCTTCCTCCACTTTCTGAGTGATAAATGCTGCAAGGTTGGCACTTAGGATATAGTCAAGCTGAGAGCATCCATTGCTTGCCAGCAGCACAGTCTTCTCATCAGTGGACTTGAATGGCAAAGGATCAAGGCTACTTAAGAGTTTTAGATAGGTCCTCTGGATGCTATTCTCGCCATACAACTTCTCCACATAGTCCATCTCAATGCCTGAAGTGATGAGAGGATTAAACTTGCTATCTACTGCCTTCTTTAGCTGCTCTGCTACCATGTCGGCAGTCATTACATCATAGTCAGTAGGCACAGTAATCTGAGGCAATGCAGCCTGTATCTTGTCGCTGTCCATAAGTGCAGAGGCAAACAAGCTGTTATACCTCTGGAGCATAATGTAAAAGCAGACCTTGCGATAAATCTGAGCAAGATGCACAGTCACAGAGAAGCAGAAGGTATTAAGCTCCTTTCTGTCATACTCTTTTGCAATCCCAGATTGAGCAGCAGGAATCTGACCAAGCAACTCCAGACCAATAGCCTTAAATCCTTGAAACTCCTTCTGCATGATGTCCTCCTGGAACAACTTTACTGTCTCTACTGGTCTTTCGATGTAGCCAGCAGGAGGCACTGGAGGAATTTGTGGAGTAGGATTAACTGCACTCACTCGGTCAATGTTAATCTCCATCAAACCAAATGGTGAGCTGCTTGCCCTTCCAGAGCCAGAGCAGTCATTACAACTAACCTTCTCCTCCTTTCTGTTTGTCCTGATGCCTGTGCCATTGCAAGTCTTGCAAGGAGACATCTTTAATGCCCACTTCTGGGGCAGGGCATGCATCGCCCACAATATGTTAAGGTCATCAGTTCTGAATAGCACTTCATTCCATGCCGGAAGGCAAGGAGCAAGCACTGAGTCATAGACTAACTTACCATCTTCTTCCTCATAAATAATGTTGCCTACTTTACATGCAGGCAGATAGCCAAACTGATAAGGCAGAACGAATACCTGGAATGGCTGGTCATAGGTATACTCATTGACCTGCCTGAAAAGCATTAGACCTTCAGTAGTGATGCAGAAGAACTGATCCCACTTCTTGCGGTTCATGTCCACATATTCTTCTGCCTTCATGATGACAAACTCTTCATCCTCCCAGATTAGGTCTTCCGACTCAATAATCTGTGGGTAAGGTCTTGTCCAATCAAGAGTAGTTGTGCCTGATGGGTCTTCAATGAAATCCTCAAAGTCTGGAAGGGTAACAACTACGGCATTGCTATCCATCAGATAGGTCTTGAGAAACACATTGAATAGCCATGTCTCAAGGCTACCAGTCTTTGGCAACTCATCTTCTACATAGTACTTCAAAGTGTTATTCTGCAAGCCTATGCGCTCTGCTATGCCTGTCTTCTGGAAGTCAGACTGAAAGGTTATCTTAAAGTCATCAGCCTGCTGAATCTTTTGCAGGAAGGTATAAACTCTTCCAGTGGCAGTGGTAGTAGGTGCTTGCCATCTGCGCTTCCTGTACTCCTTCATCCAAGGTTCTTCGCTCGGATGTTGAGCATTGAGGAGTTTTTCGGGATACTCGTTCTCGAAGTGATACTCCAATTCTTCGGCTTTCTCACGAGCATACTTAATATAATCGTGCCTGCCTTCCCGGATTTCCCGATCGAGCAACTTAGATAGGAGCATCCCGATTAACTCTTCCATTAGCTTAAATTATTAGGCTTCGCAATCTACCGTTAAAGTAATTGTCTGCTGACCAAAAACGCAACCATATTCATTAGTTACTGTAACGGTGAAAATGTAAACACCATTGCCTCCGGTAGCATCCCATTGTAGGTCATTATCAACAAAGGTTAGACCAATGTCAGTAATATCATCACTGCCATCAGCTTGATCAACTGACCATACAAGTGCTGGCGCACCAGAAATAGCTCCTACATTCAAAACAGCAGAAAATGTTGCTTCTTCAGATGATGTGCAGTTACTTGTCCAAACATCACCAGTGTATCCGGTTGAGCTGATAATGTAGTATAGACCTTCAAGGAAAGTATCAGTATCAAACTCATAAGGCAGAGGATTGACCTTGCTCACCCAGTTTACAGTGACTTCAGCCATCTGATAAGTGTTCAGGTCAGCAGTAACCACAGGATCACCGATAACAGTCACATAGTAGCCGGAGGCATCCCAGATGCGACCAGGAGTGAAATAGTAGAAGTCAAAGTTCTGAGCTGAACTAAGGATGTCATTGTAGAACTGAACATTGTTCTGAACTACACCTTGCATGTCCTGATAGGTCAAGGTATGAGTCTTAGCAAGAGCCTTGGTATTCTGCATGCCTCTACCAGCAACAGTAGCTGTTTCAGGCTTTGGCTTTTCACCAGAGGTATTGAACACCAGATATGCCTCACCATTAAGGTAGCGGTCATATAGCGCAGCAATCCAAGAATCAGCAGTGGATTTCTCCTGGGCAGTCAAGGAAGAAGACTTACGAACATAAGCAACTGCCACAACCTTATTCTGAAACTCAGGATCGCACAGAAAGTTTTGATAGCACCCTACATCGGGGCATGTTAATGAGAAAATAGACATTGTTTTTTTAGCAAGTTAAGCAACTTGAGTTCCTGGGTTGAAACCCTTGAATGAGTGCCTGAAACTTCATTTGTGATAAAGTTTCAAATGAGCTTTGAGTAGTGAAATCCTGAGTGGTGGCTACCTCAATATCTCCCTTCACAAAGATTGACTTCCCTTCCCAGATTAAGTATGGATGCCGGGTGGCATCGGTCATCGCTAACTGTGTATCTAAGTCAAAGAAATCTGTATGCAAATCTACGGATAAATCCTGCTTGTTTTGTGGTCTTCTATGGACTCCATTGGACTGCCTGTATAGGCTCTCCTCAAGCACTGGCTTCTCTCCTCCTCCATTAAGACCAATTCTAACTCTCTGCTTCCAGTCATTGAAATACTCAAAGCTTTGAGCAATCTGATTGCTATCTGCCCAATACTCAAGGATTGTAGAGAAACAATCTGAGGCATCAATTTTAATGATGTTGCTTAGTGAGTAAAGACCATAGAAAGTATCTGGCTCTGGTTCAGGAGGACAAGGGCATGACTGTTGCTCTGTTGATGTCACTCCAGATGTTAACTCATTTGATTCATCTACATAAGTAGTAACCAACTTATATGGTGTATCACATGGCAAATCAATTGTCCAGTTGACTACAAAAACACATGGCTCTGCTAATGGGTCATAGGTTACTGATACCCCTGGAATAGATAGAAACCAGTTAGCCATAAAGTCTTGCTGAGTTTCATCTGATGGTATTTCACTTACTGGTATCGTTTTTAAGCAATACTTATTATCATAAGGCAAATCATTGTCTGGAGTCAAAAATATTGCAAATTGATTTTCTTCCTGACCTGCCGGAGTAAAGTCTGGGCATCCTCCTCCTCCAATAGTTAAATCAAGGTTAAAACTTAGTTCACATTTAGGATCACATGGGCAGCAAGCAGATTGAGTTAAAAACCAAGGGTATTCTGTATCTATGCACTCTCCACTTTCATTTGATGCACAACCACTAAAAACAACTTCTGATCCGCACTCTACTTCTGTAGTCCAGGCAAAGTTTAAAATAAAGGTATCCTCAATCCATGTGGCAACCATTCCGGGTATTGTGTTCGCCCAATCTGCAATCTGTTGAGGAGTAGTTGTATTGCTAATTACTGTGTACACATAAGAAATACCATTGCTCAGTTTAAATGCTAAATATGAATTTTCACTTCCAAAGAGTGCATTGACCGCAATCATAAACTCCTCTGTGTTTGAAAACTCACCTTGATTAAACTCTTTTTCAAAAGTTACTGTGCAGTTAGTATTTTCAGATGGATTGCCTTCAGGGAGTCTATACAAACCCATGCGAAAACATCCATTCTTGCTTGGAATAGTAACCGATGCCTGATGCTGCGTTTGCTGCGGATAGTTCTGACTTAAGTCAGCAGGATCAATAAAGTAATGCTCAACATCTTCATCATCCATCATTACCATCTGAATGCCACAGAAACAAGCCTGTGATGGTCTCATTGTTAAAGTGAATGTAATCTGACCGCCAACTTGATTGACTTCAGCAGAAGTGATTACAGAAGGAAATTCTATGCTTTCAAACTCAGTCTTGAACAGAGCAAATGAACTATTGATTAGAGCAGCAGCAGGTATAGTTCCTAATGTTCCTTCAATGGGATTGCCATTGCAATCTGACAACTTAAATGAAATTGCAGGACTACCCCACTCAGTGTACACATCATTGTACCACTGGGAATACCCAAGATTGCTTTCTGATGGTTGCCACCAGAACCCACTAAATTGTAAGGTAACTGAGTCAATGACTGCCTCACCTATCTTCTGGACAAACTGACCATCTTCTGTAAATAGTCCTACATCAACCTGGTCAATGCCCTCCAGATTGCCATCCACAACATTAAACTGCCACTGGTCACCCGGCTTTGCCGGCATAGGGTAAAACTCTGGAGATACATAGCAGCCAGAAGTAAACTCTACAAACTCAAAGTCAAATGTGTCGGAATTGTATATCCACCTTCCTGCCTGGTTAGGTTCATAAGGAAGTGCAGTTGATTCTGTATAGGCAGTTAAAAAGTCAAATGGAGCATTGCCATACTCATCGCTTACAAACCGCTGCCATAGCCATTCTCCATCAAGTCTACCAACAAGAATAAACTTCCTTCTGGTAGAATCAATAAAGTCAAACTGGACTCTGTT